ACTGCGCTCAAGTTGGAGTCCAGTAGGTACAGAAACGCGGAAAGCCTCATACCGTCGGGAGTCCTTCGGCAGACTGGCGGTGAGCCTTTATCACCCTCTGAGCTCAGTTCAATCGGCGCGCAGTTTGAGTCGGCGCGCAAACTCAATCAGATCGCGGTTCTCAATGAGTTCTTGTCCTTTGAGCCATCACAAGCAACACCAGACAAGATGCTCTTGATTGACGCTGCAAACTATCAAGCGCTCGAATGCGCACGACTAACTAATGTGCCACCGTACCTTGTCGGCGTAAGCACGGGCTCATATTCGTATCAGTCATCACAACAGGCACGCGCCGATCTTTACATCTTCGGTGTGAAGGCTTACGCGGAATGCATCGCCAACACACTCTCAATGGATAATGTGTTACCGAGAGGAACCTATGTCAAGTTCGACGCTGACGAATACCTAGAAGAAAACTATCTTGCCGACAAGATGGAAGAATCCGATATGCCAGAAGAAAACACACAGGAGCAGATCGCAGAATGATCCAATTCACAGCACAAGCAGTCAGCATTGATGCAGCAGGCCCAGACGGTCAACCACGACGAACCATCACCGGCATCGCAGTTCCTTACGGCGTAGAAGCAACCGTCTCGGACGGAACATCCGTGCGCGTACTTGAAGGAGCTCTTCCAGTGGATGGCAAGGCTCCTCGTCTGCTTCTCAATCATTCGACAGATCAGGCGATCGGCATCGTTACGGCTCGCCAGTCCACGCCGGAAGGAATGCTCTTCACTGCCAAGATCAGCGACACACAGCTGGGCAACGAAGCAATGACACTCATGAAGGACGGTGTGCTTGACTCCGTGAGCATTGGAATCACCCCGACTTCATTCAGTTATGACGAAGCCGGCACGATGGAGATCCGCGCTGCAGTATGGAGCGAGCTCAGCGTTGTCGCCATCCCAGCATTCGCAGGAGCACAGATCACAGAAATCGCTGCGAGTATCCACCAACCAGAAGAAGAAGTAAGCAATACTGAAGAAGTAATCCCAGAACAGGAGCAAGAAATGTCAGAAGCAACCGAAGTACAAGCACCAGTCGAGGCATCAATCCCGACTCCAATTTTCGCATCAGCAAAGCGTGAGCCACGCTTGCCATCAGCTGCAGAGTTTGTTGCAGCAATGCACAAGGGCGGTGAAGTTGCAGCGAATGCCAACCGCGTATGGAACGATTACCGCGCATTCCACAAGTCAGACATTGAAGCGGCAGCTGGAGACAATGTGATCAGCAATGACGCAGGTCTGGTCCCTGTTCCAATTTTGGGACCTGTGTTCGCGGATATCAACTACATCGCTCCAGTGTTGAATGCACTCGGCACAAGGGCGATGCCGAACGGGAACAGCGGTGCAACTTTCATTCGCCCAACATGGACGACTCACCCAACCGTCGGTCAGCAATCAACTGAACTCACCGCAGTATCAGCAACGACTGCCGTGATTGCAGCGAACACGGTCAGCAAAGTGACATTTGCTGGACAGGCCCAGCTCTCCTACCAAGTCATCGACTTCACGGATCCGAACGCAATGCAGATCATCATTCAAGACTTGGCTGGTCAATACCTCACCGCAATTGACAACTACGCTGCAGACAACTTGCTTGCAGCAGCATCGTCAGATGGCGTATGGGACTTGACTCCAGAAGACTTGATGAAGTCAATCTACGATGCAGCAGTGACGATCTCGTCAGCAACCAACTACCTGCCTACACACATGTTCGTGGACCCAGCAACTTGGGCTCTCATGGGTCAGCTTGTAGACACCACGAAGCGTCCAATCTTCCCAGCACTCGGTGCACCGGGATTGAACGGTCAGAACTCACTCGGTGCAGGTTCAGCTGCATCATGGTCAGGCATGAACCCACTCGGTCTTGAGATCGTCGTGGACAACAAGTTCGCAGCCAAGACCATGGTCATCATGAACAAAAACGCATTTGAGATCTACCGTCAGGATCGTGGCTTGCTCAGCGTTGAAGTACCTTCAACCTTGGGTCGCCAGATGAGCGTGTTCGGATATGCAGCAACCTTCGCTGCAAACTCGAGCATGATCCGCAAGATCACACAGGCTTAGTCGAGAGCGGAGCTTCCGCTCATGGCAACCTACAGCGTTACCTTCAAGTACCTACTGGATAACTACGCCGTACTGCAACTCCTCACCCCATCGGAGATTGCAGTCGGCGAATCCATCACGGTCGCATCAGTTGATGCAACATTCAACGGAACCTACACCGTCTATGCGTTGCCAGAGTTTGAGTACCTTGGCATTGATAGCGAAGGCGATCTGCTTTATGACTTCAATGTCCCAATCCAAAATCAGGTTCTTTACGCCAAGACCGCAAGCGATGTCTCGCGTGTAGCTGCGACCGGCACGGTCACATACACACAGACCTGTACTTGGATCACAGCACAAAATGTTCTCGATTGGCTCGGCATCTCCGTCGCGTCTGCCGGCGATCAGGCTTTTGTGACGACTTGTGCAGCTGCATCGAATGCCTTCTGCAGTAGGCGCAGAACTGAGGCAGGATACACAGGGGACTCGCTGACCACGGTGCCATCGCAAGATGTGTATCTCGGAACTGTGATGTATGCGGGCATGCTCTATAAGTCGCGCGGAACCGTGGATGTATTTAGCTCATATCAAGACATGGGCCAGACACCAGTCGTGGGAATGAATGGTCAGATCAAACAACTTCTCGGCATTGATCGCCCGGCTTGCGCATGACCGTCTCCAACTACACCGATCTCTTCAACAATGCGATGAGCGCATTAGGAACAAAACTGGCAACCGCTACCGGTCTGCAAGTCGTGACTGATCCGCGCAATCTCAGGCCACCGTGCGTCTTCATTTCAGCGCCATCGTTCACGATGTGGAACTACAACATTGCCAAGATGACCTTCCCTGTGCAGATCATCTCAATGGGTCCGGGCAATGCTGACGCTTTGGGCAACATTCTCAACATGGCTGCATCAGTAATGACTGCCAATGTCGGAGCAACATCTGGAAGCCCGACCAGCGTGGATGTCGGTGGAGTAGTTCTGCCGGCGTACGAGATGATGATTGAAGTGCAGGCGCAAACATCGTGAACTATGTGATCGCATCTCATCGCCTAGGCGTAATCGGTGAACCATTCAAGCCCAAGGCTGGAGTCAATGTCACTGCACTTTTGGCTGGTGGCTTTATTGTCGAGGCTGAGGTATCAACCACCGAAGAAGAAAAACCTGCTAAAACTAAATCTAAGAAAGCATCCAAGGAGTAATCATGGCAACCAGCACCTACCTCTCAAACCCAGTCGTCACAGTGAACAGCATTGATCTCAGCGATCAGTGCACAGGCGCGACGGTAAACATCAACTATGACCAGCTCGAAGCAACCGCATTCGGCGACACATCACGCAAGTATGTGTCAGGTCTTGGAGCACACTCAGTCACACTCGACTTCTACGCCAGCTTCGCCAGCTCGGAAACTTGGGCCACATTGAAATCACTAGTCGGCACTTCGACAAATGTGATCGTGAAGCCAGCAGTCGGTGCAGACTCAGCAACCAATCCGGGTCTGACATTTACCGGAACATTCTTGGCTGCACTACCAATCGTGACCAGCCTCGGGGCCCTTGGGACCATTTCGGTGGTGTTCAATGGCGGTGTTTACACTTCTGACGAAAGCTAATAACTGACCGCACATCGGTCCGACACGAAAGCGAGAAGAAATGAAGCTGCACCTAAAGGTGACAGAAGAAGGCAAAGACCCATACGAAGTGACGACAAACCTTGTCACATTGGTTGCATGGGAACGACGGTTCAAGCGCAAAGCGTCAGACATGGCGAACGGCATCGGCGTGGAAGATCTCGCGTTTTTAGCGTGGGAAGCATCCAAGCAAGCCAAGATCGTTGTGCCGGGTGAGTTTGACAAGTTCATTGCAAAGCTCGATGCCGTTGAGGTGGTTGCTGAGGAAATCGAAAACCCTATCCTCGCGGAACTCACCGAAGGCTCCTAGCAGAATTGCTAGTTGCTCTTTCGTGGGCTCCGCGCTTTTACGAGGAAGAGTTTGACACTGCCGACCTGCTCACTGTCACTACTGTGTTAGAGGAAAGAAACAGGAAGTGACAACATGGCAATCGAAGTCAGCACAGAAATACGAGGAATCAAAGAAGACCTCAAGCTGCTGAATCGTCTTGCCCCAGATCTCCGTCGCGAAATTACCAAAGAATACAAGCGGCTTATGGAACCAACCTTGAACGACGCTCGAGCGAATATCCCCAATGGGATCGGCTCCACTGTCATGCGTGGCTTTGGTCGCAAATGGCGACACATCATGCCGTGGGACAAGGCAATCGCTAATCGTGGCGTGAGCGTAAAAATTGACACTCGACGCGCCCGAAAAAAGAACCTAATCAATGGCGCACAATACGAAACTCTGAGCGCTTTTATTGTGCAGCAAAAGAACCCTGCAGGAATTGTGTTTGATATTGCTGGGCGTGGTGGTAAATCTACATCCACTCAAAAGCGCAAGGGCATCACCTACAGCTGGACCAACACGCTGATCGAGAACCTTGCTGCAACATTCCCTGAAAACCCTTCAAGAACGATGTATCCGGCAGTAGAAAAAAATCAGGACAACATCAACAGCGCTGTGGAACAGATTACAAGATCAGTCGAGGACAACATCACTAAAGCAATCGCAAGAAGTGGACAGATCTAATGGCAATTCGCATTCCCATCATCACCGATTTTGACGGTAAAGGTATTGAGCGAAGCATCAAAGCGTTCAAGGAACTTGAAAC